TCACCCTTTATTGCAATCGGATGTCTGCAAACACCATATCCTATATCGAAGTATTTACAAGTTTCGCAACATACTTCTTTTTCCAATTCATCAATTTCGTTTTGTTTCATCGTCATCCCCCAATTTGCTTAAATCGTCATTTGCGTACCCGTCAGCGCAGAACCAATCATCCGAATTGTTTATATTCCCGGCTTCTTCTTGTATGCAAAGAACTGTATAACGCTTCTTGCAATCCTTGCACCGGACTACCACAACACTATCAATGGTTGGTGAAATTTCTTCATCAAGGAAATAATCAATCGCATCTCCTATGTCACAAGCACGACACGGAGCATCACCTATTTCATAGCAAAAGCGGATTTTCCCGTTCTTCATCCCCTTTCGTCTGTCGCAATCTTTGCATCTAAACTCTCTCAAATATTCAATCGTTGCATCTGCATCAATCAATCTCATTCTCGCTTCACCGACCTTCCTGCTTCTTCGGACAATCCTGTGGAATCTCAACAGAGAACGAATGTGGCACACTCCTGTCACGAATATGATGTTTGTTTCGTGGGCAATCCATGCGTTCACAGGTTTCTTGACAAAACGTGATATCATCGCACCACAATCCATCAATCTCTCTGATGTCCATTTACTTCACCGACCTTCCCACAAAAACCGCACACCGCACTCTGAACAATAATTCTGTTCGTAAACGACTTCATAGCCACAGCGTGGACATACGTAATCGTTGTAATTCTTGTTCCGTCCTTCACGTATCAAAGTTGGTTCAACCGCTTCCTGCTCTTTCAGCATGGCAAGCAATTTGTCTGCAAAGTTCGGATTAAGATAAACAAAATCCCACTCTTCATCATGTGTCTTTTTTACTTCATGCTCAAATTCTCTGATAACCTTCTCCCTGTCAGGCATTATGCTCTTCCTCCCATCGTTTGTGCAGTTCATCCAGCGGTATCCGGAAGTCGCTCACCAAATACGGCACAGCCTCCGCGATTTTCTCCAGCGGCCAGTCCCACCATTTCATCTCGACCGCGCCGAACTTCTGCCAGAGGATCTTCTTCTGTCTTGCCGGGTTGCCGGCGACCATTTCGCAGGCGTGCACGTCTCTGGTCACGACGCTGCCGGCGGCGATCACGGCCCCGTCGCCAATCTCGACCCCGCTCATGATCATCACGTTGTTCCCGATCCATACGTCGTTCCCGATCGTGATGTCACCCTTCGTTGCAGCGCACTCCCCGTCAATGCCCGGATATTGATCCTTCAGCAGCACGTTGAACGGGTACGTGGTCAGCCAGTCCGTGTGGTGGTTCCCGCCAAGGTAGATCTGCACGTTCGCCCCGATGGAGCAGAACTTGCCTATCGTCAGCTTCGTGTCTTCGCCCCAGGTCATGATCAGCGGCTGGCCGTAGGTGAAGTCGCCGATCTGCACCCGCTCCGGATCCAGGCGGGCGTATGATTCCCTCAGCCTGGTACGCAGTAGTTCAAGGGCTTGTACTTTGTCCATGTTTGCCTCCTTTCAGTGTGCCGGATGCCGGTCTCTGCCGGTGCTTAATCCGGGTCTTATAATCTCTCCGCCATTTCCTGGCGGATCCATTCATGAGGAATTGTCGAGTAATACTCGACGGTCGTCGCGTGTGTTCGCTTGTTTACCAGCACATGGTGCTTCATGATCTGGCCCTCCGCGATGAACTGCTTATAGATCTGCAGTTTCCGCTCCGGGATGCCGTCCGGCCAGAAGTCGACGCACTTGATGAACGGTTTAACTTCCGACATCGTATTCACCCCACGGTTCTACGATCAGATCCAGCTGCAGTTCTTCAATTACGATTACAATGCCCGGTTCATCTCCGTACATCTTCTCGACGAACTCGCTGCAAATCAGCGCGTCGTCTTTCCAGAAGCCCATATCCGTCATGACATCCTTCAGCATCTTGTTCAGGTTATCCGCGTCCGGCCTGGTGATCTTCCAGCGCCCCCAGCCATGCTGATGCTTTTTAGCGCTCTTCGGGTATGGAAATATCCAATTCACAAACAACCGGATCGGCTTCCCCTCGATCGGCGCCTCCGGCACCCATTTCAGCAGTGCATCCCGGAGAACTGCCTCCGCTGCGGCAACATTGTGCTTCTTGTAGTGGTGGATGTACCCGCCCCGGATGCACTCGCCCTTCTGCTGGGCCGTCGCCGTCGGCGGGATCATCTTGAGTTTGAATTTCATTATGTCGCTCCTTTTTGTCCTTTTCACCTGGAGAGGAGAGGAAGCGCGCGCAGCATGGCGCTTCCCTCCCTCCGGAAAGGACACAGTCTTGTATAGGAAGGAAATATATCTATATAAACTGAGATTTCCGCTTTTTTCCGCTTTTTGCTCAGCCTATATATCCTCTTCCAGTTCCTTCGCCCAGGTCCTGATCGTCCGGGGCGTTACGCCAAATTCATCGGCGTATTCTTTTTGCGTTTTCCGCCGCCCGAATTCATCGTCGCGGTTGATCGCTTCGGCGAAGGCGGCTTTGTTCGCGACCTTCTTCGCCTTGTTCGCCAGGCTTCCCATCTCCCGGCCGTTCTCCATGCTGCGCTCGTTTTCTTCCAGGTTCGCTTCTTCGAGGATCCCGGCGGCGTCCATTTCGTGCAGCGGATAGCTGAAAAATAAATTTACCGGCTCGATCCGCGGGAACTCGCGGAGGGTTGCGTCCATCCGCCAGGCGGTCACCTTATCGCCGTATTCTGCACGGACCTGTTCGATCTTGTCCTGTGGAATCCGGAGCTCGATCATGTCCAGCAGTGCGTCAGCGTCCCTGGCGAAGACTCCGGAGCCGCTGGCGCGGTCCATGCTGGCCTTCGCTCCCTGGGCGCCTTTGCTGTGGTGGTGCGCGTAGATCACGCTTACGCCGCTGTTCGCGATCCGGTCGATGGAGTTGCAGAAGGCCGTCACCTGATCCGCGGCGTTCTCGTCTCCGATACCCAGCTTGTACGTCGGGTCCAGGATTACCGCCGCGTACTCTTTCGCCTTCAGTGTCCGGTTGATCTGCGGTACCAGCCGGTCCAACTTCTCGACCTTCCCGCGCAGATGCACGATGTCGATGTTCTCCGGGTGCCGGTTCGTCAGTTCCAGCGCTTCGTAGACCTTTTTCATCCGGTCGTCAAAGCTGGCCTCGTCCAGTTCCATGTTCAGGTACAGCACCCGTCCCTGTTTGCACCGGAATCCGACCCACCGCCGGCCCTCCGCAATCGCGATCGCCAGTTCCACCAGGGCGAACGTTTTCCCGGCCTTGCTGGAGGAAACCACCAGCATCTTGTGCCCCTGCCGGAGGATTCCTTCGATCAGCTCAGGCTTCAGCGGCGGCATCTCGTCCCAGATCTCGCCCAGGTTGGTCACCTGCAGCGGTTCCACCATTTCGTCTTCGATGTAGTGCTGCCACTCCACCCAGTCCGCTGCGCCCATGTTCCTGTCCACAATGTACTGCCATTTGTTCCCGCGCTTGAATCCAGGCAGGCGGCTCAGCCGTGACGGGTTCTTGTCGTTCTTGTCAATGTCCAGCCCGTGCTTCCGGCAAACCGTGTAAAGCAGTTCCACCCGTTCCTGGTATTGCTTGTAATCAACAGCGCCGATGTCCACAATGGCGTGCAGGCTTTTCCCTCCGCTGTGCACCAGCACCTTTATCGGAAGTTTCAGATCCTGCAGAAGCGCGTACTGTGTGTCGATGTCCTGGGTATCGCTTTCAACCAGCGCGTAACGGTAACTGGTTACGCTGCTGTTCCTCCGGCCGCTGCCGTCCATCGGGTTAAAGCAGATCCAGACGCCGCTTTCGTCGTTCGTTGTGCCGAAGGTGTCGCCAATGGCTGTGTCCCTGTCTTTCCGCAGGCTATCCAGCAGCTGTTTGCAAGTCCGGGAAGCGCTTCCGCCGTATGGCCGCCACTTCCCTTCATCATCCTTGCTGGCTGTCGTTACGACGCATACCTTGTCCTCTGGCTCAAATACAAGGCTCAGGTAATCCGTGATGTCTTTCAGCGGGCTGTAATCCTGAGGCACTGCCGGCATGTCCTGCCGGGTGTCGTCGTGGTGCCATCCGCCAGGATCATCAAGGGTAATCATGTCGTCCCAGCTGTACGCCTTGTCCGTCGGCTCCCATCCGTAATCCTGGGCCATGTGGTATACCGTGCCCATCGTGACGTCCGTTCCGCCGTACCGTCCGAAGGATTTCCACTTCTTCTCGCACTCGCCGGCATGGTACCGGCCAGGATCGGTGGCACTCCATTCCTCCCAGAGGCTGCAGGGCAGGCCCTCTTTGTGGAGGGCCGCGCCTACGTTCGTCCATTCCTGATAGTTCAGACTCCCACATGGGATATGCCGGAGAAGCTCACGGGCTTCACTGATATCCATCATTAGAACGACCCCTTCTTAAAAGCCTTCTTCGGTGCCTGTTCCTCCTTGTCGAAGAAGTTCTTCACCTTGTTCGACTGCTTCGTCTCGCCGTCCCGTCCGGTGTACTCATCCACATAGATCCGGCAGCGTCCGGTCTCGCCGTCGCAGTGCAGCAGCTTCCGCCAGGCTGTAGGCTCTCCGTGCTTCTTCAGCCCGATGGACCGGAGGAATGCCGCGGCCTTCCATTCCAGCTTCTCCAGCAGGTAGATGTTTTCCACGCACAGGGCTTTGCCCAGTTCCCCGCCGTCTATCCGCAGGAACACCTTCGCCATATTGCAGGCCGGGATCTTCTGGCTTCCGTCATACCAGGCCTGCTCGGTCTTGATTACTTCAAAGGGATAATTGCCTTCTGGTAACACTACGGACTCTTCACCACTGTACTCGCCATCGTTTGTAATCTCGTCGTCCCAGTCCAGGACTTTTACTTCTTCATTGTTAGCCATAATGTTTATCCTCTCTTTCATAAATTAAAATGGAAGGTCTTCCAGTTTGGTCGCAGCCAGGGAACGGACCGTTCCCCAGGCTTCAATGAGGCATCCCTCAATAAAGTCCAGATCATAATCCCTGATCGGTGTGGACAGATCGTAATACCCTTTTTCCGCGCATACAGCCTGGATCACTGTCGGGTCCCAGATCTGATCCCTCACCATCAGCTGCCACAGGTTCTCAAGCGCGGCGTCCTTCTCCGGGTTGTCGCTGTGCAGGTAATCCGGACGGACAGAAGGCTTTTCGTCCTTCTTCGACTTCTTCGGTTTCGTCTCCGGCAGTGTCGCGGACCTGGTCACGGTGGCCGGCGCGTCCTTCTTTACCTCCGCCGGCTTCACCTCGCTCTTGGGGATTTCGATCTCCTGAGCCTCCACCGGCGCGGCCTCGCCGAACAGCTGGGCGATCTGTTCATATTCCATAGGCATTTCATCCGGCAGGCCGAAGCGGTTTTTCGCGTCCCAACAGGCGCTGTGGTTGGCGTACATGATCCGCTTCTGTCCTCCGCGGGCCTTCTTCGTCTTGCCGTCTGATGCGGTGACCACGTCCGTCTTGTAATTACAGAACAGCAGCATATCCAGCCATTCTTTCACAATGGGCGCAATGTTTTTCTCGTTCAGCTTCAGCATGTACCTGTCATAACTGCCCATCTCGTCCGGCTGCTCAAACTTCCGGATCATGCTGTGGCAGACCAGGACAACGTGTACGCCTTTTGTGACGATCGCGTCCAGCAGTTCCAGGATCTGCTGCATCTTCTGCTTCGCGTAAACGTAACCCTTACCATATCCGATGTCTTCGATGTTCTGGATCTTCTTCTCCACGCATACAGAATTGAAGATCAGCTTTTCCAGCCAGTCCACCGTGTCGATCACGAGCGTGCCGATCTTTTCCGGATGGGCAAGCACAAAGCTGAGCTGCTCCAACACGTCGCCCAGCTCCGCAGGCGGATCGAACCGCGCCACGTCCATGTGCTTTGTGCTTCCTTCCGTGTCAATAAATACGGCGCCTGGGAACATGCCGGCAAGGGTGGTCTTCCCGACCCCTTCCGGCCCGTAGATCCCTACTTTAATTGCCGACTTCATCGGCCCCCTGGTAATGTTCATTCAGTTTCCTCCTCATTTTCATCTTCATCCGAATCCGGGTATCTTGCCTCCAGCAGGAGGTCGTCAATCTTGTAATAGTTGAAACATTCGTCCGGAAAATCGTCCCTGTCTTCGCCTTCGTAGTAACAGAACCTGTCATAAGGGCAACGCTTATGGCAGCTTGCCTTTTTTAAGTCACTCATTACCAACCTCCGGCAGTTCATGCCCATGCAATTCAAACCACATGTTTACAGCAGAAATCAGCCCGTTGGTCTCTTCCTGTAATTCAATAATGTTTGTCTTCAGATCTTCCAGCATCTGAATTTGATCATTCAGACTGCCGATGATTTCATCTATATCCATGCTTGTAGCCCTCCAGATTCTTAATGTTTTCAAACGCCGCTTCCAGGCACGGGTGCGGCATTTCCACGTCTATGTGATAAGTAATCACCTTGCCGTCGCTGAAGCTGACCCGGATCGTCTCCGGGTACCGGCTGCAGCTGTGCTCCCAGATCGGGAATACCTTCGGCATGGGAAGGACCTGCACTTCACTCATCCAGGTCACGCTCCCAATAACCGCCGCTCATAAACCGGCAGTCGTCACAGGCCCCGTTGTGGGCTTCGTGATATCGTCCGCACCTCAGACAGAGCTCGTTCCGCGCGCATTTCAGCTCACTCTGAAGGCGCTTGATCTTGTCTTTCAGCTCCTGTTCGCTCATGTTTACACCCCCAGGATCCGCAGCACGTGCGGCAGGTCCTTCAGCAGGTTGTTCCACGCTGCCGGGCTCATGCTGATCTCGTCGCCTTCCGGCGTCCGCCAGTCGATCTTCTGGAACTTCTTATCGTAGTAGAACTCGCCCATGTCCGGGTGTCTGATCGCCGTGATCAGAAACTTGTCGATATGGCACGGTCCGACGATCCGCTCCAGCGGCTTTTTCAGTTCATAGTCCGGCTTTTTCTCCGGCACCTCGACAACATGTACCTGGCTGCCTTCCGGTGTTTCGATCCGGATCGGCCCGTCCAGCTTCACCGTCGGCACCTTTTCCGGCTCTTTGTCCTTCAGCCGGAAATCCGGAATCTTCGCATAAGTTTCCGGATCCTTTGCTTTCAGTGCGGCCTTGATCGTGTGCCAGATCTTGTCGGGTGCAGTG